TGGGTGAAATGGGAGAAGCACACGGGTCACACCATTGCCCAGGCACAGGAAAAGATCGGAATTTCCGATTTGGTATTTCTTGCCTATCACGCCATGAAGCGCGAAGCCGCTGGGAAACCAGTCAAGCCAATCGAAGCATGGACGGAAACCATTTCCGAAGTGATCGTCGGTGAAGCAAACCCAAAAGCCACCCAGTCGGAAGCCTAAGCCGAATCGTTTGGGAAGTAGCCCTGGCAACGGGGCTACCGCCCAGCGAATTTGAAAGTGCCGAAGACATTTTGACGGTCATTGAAATTTTAGAAAGGCGGGCAAATGGCAACTGACGCGATCAGTTATGACAAAGCGGAATTGCGCGCCATAACCCGTTCATTCAAAGCAATGGACGAAGAAGCAACCAACCAGGCAAAAGTCATCAGCAGCGAATTGGCTGACTATGTACGTTCAAGCGTCATTGACGCAGCAGCGACCAGCAACACAAATCAGACTGCAAAAGTTAGAATCGCTACGGGTGCAAGGGTTTCGAAGTCTTCCAAAATCGGTGAAATCAGCTACGGATTCGCAGCACAAAAGTTTTCAGGCGGGGGCACAACGCAACAGTTGTGGGCAGGCAACGAATTTGGTTCAAACACGAAGAAGCAATTTCCAGTGTGGTCAGGTCGCGAAGGTCGCGGTTCGCGCGGCTGGTTTATCTATCCAACATTGCGCAGAATCCAACCTGAAATTGTTAAGCGTTGGGAAAACGCATTTGTCAAAGTTGTGAAGGAGTTTGACTAATGGCTGGCAGTCGTACCCTTAAACTTTCCATTCTTGGCGACGTTGACAATCTTAACAAATCGCTGAAAGCCGCTGGCAATGACGTTGACACTTTCGGCGACAAAATGGGCAAGGTTGGCAAAATGGTTGGCGCGGCGTTTGCAGCCGCAGCGGCAGCCGCTGGTGCTTACGCAATCAAAATCGGTGTTGAAGGCGTCAAAGCCGCCATTGAAGACGAGAAAGCACAGACACAATTGGCATTGGCGTTGGAAAACGCTACGGGCGCGACGCAGGCACAAATTGCAGCCACTGAACAATCCATTCTTCAAATGTCATTGGCGACGGGTGTTGCTGACGACGAATTGCGTCCAGCGTTGGGTCGCCTGGTTAGATCGACGGGCGACATCACCCAGGCGCAAGATTTACTTTCAACCGCACTTGACGTTGCAACCGCAACTGGTAAGCCATTGGAAACGGTGGCAAATGCGTTGGGTAAGGCGTACGACGGCAACACCGCTTCCCTGGGCAAATTAGGCATTGGACTTTCAGCTGCTGAATTAAAAACAATGGATTTCACTGCGGTGCAAGGTCGCCTTTCAGATTTATTTGGTGGGGCTGCCGCCCGTAACGCTGACACATACGCGGGACGAATTGCACGCATGCAGGTCGCCTTCGACGAAGCAAAAGAAACAATCGGTTTTGCGTTGTTACCTATTCTTGAAAAGGTCATCAACTTTATCAATCAAAACGCATTGCCAGCAATTAACGCATTTTCGAACGCCTTCAGCCTAGACGGCAACGGTTTGGGTGGCGTCATCACAATGGTTGGCAAAACAATCACCAGTGTTTTCACGCCGATCATCAACGGTTTGGTCAAAGCATTTGGTTATGTTCGCGACGCCATTGGTGACAACCTTGACACATTCAAAGAATTTGGCGGTTACATTGCCACCTATCTTGCACCCGTCATTGGCACGGTATTGGGCGGGGCTTTACAGGTTGCAGGCAAAATTGCAGGCGGCGTCATTGACGTCATTGCAGGCGTTGTGAAAATTCTAAACGGTTTAATTTCCGGGGCGGTTGCTGGAATCAACGCATTGATTTCGGCTTACAACGCCATTCCATTTTTGCCAAATGTTTCAAAGATTTCAACACCGACGGTCAGTGTTCCAACAATTAAGACACCAACGGTTTCAACGTCAGTGCCAAAAATTCCAACAATTTCAGCACCGTCAGGCGGCGGCGCGACATCAGGCACAAGCGGTGGGGGCGTAGCAACTGCGGCAAGGGTTGCAGCAAGCGCAGCAGCAGCCACGGTCAGCGGTGGTTTTATTGGTTCGCCTGAATCGCGTGGACTATCAGATCGTGCAAATTCCGAACGGCTTGGTTTGGGCACAACAATTAACCTGACCGTAACGGGTGCATTCGATAAGGAAGGCACTGCCCGCACGATCGTTGACACATTGAACAATTCTTACTATCGCGGAACAGGCGGCGCGACCAACCTGGTGGCGATTTAACATGACGCAATGGTCACCGATTTGGTTGGTTGAAATTGACGGCGTTGAATACACCGACGCAGTTTTGGCAAACCTTACAATTCGCAGCGGTCGAACAAACATTTACGAACAGGCACAGGCTGGTTATGTCAATCTTCAACTGCTGGACGTCAATCAAACTGCAATCCCAGTCAACATCAATTCCACAATAGGCGTTTCGGTTCAAGACACTTCAGGCACATTTGTCGCGATTTTTGGCGGAAACGTTGTTGACATTGGTTTGGAAGTGCGCGACGTGGGCACAACCATGTTCACCCAAACGTATTCGATCACGGCATTGGGCGCATTGGCGCGTTTGCCAAAATCTATTTTTACAGACGCATTGCCCCGCGATTTTGACGGTGATCAGATTTTCGAAGTGCTTCAGTCAGTTTTGTTTCAAACATGGGCTGAAGTGCCAGGGGCGTTGACATGGGCAACTTACGACCCAACCGTCACATGGGCAAATGCTGGAAACACAGGCATTGGCGAAATTGATCGTCCAGGAAATTATGACCTTTCGGCACGCGGCAGCGGTGCTGGGTCAATTGACGCTTACAGTTTGGTTTCAGCCCTTGCAACTTCAGGGCTGGGTTACATTTACGAAGACGCCCAGGGGCGCATTGGATATGCAGACAGTACGCACCGAACGACTTACCTTTCAGCAAACGGTTATGTTGACCTTGACGCCAATCATGCCCGTGCAGCGGGTTTGCGTATTGAAACCCGTGTGGGCGACGTACGCAATGCGCTAACAATTAAATACGGGGCAAATTCAGAAAACGAAGTCAGTGCCAACGACATTGCTTCAATTTCACTTTACGGCACGCTTGGTCAAATTATTGAGACGACACTTCACGATTCAGCTGACGCGACCGCCCAGGCAAATTTCTATTTGTCGCTTCGTGCCCAGCCACAACCAATTTTTAGCGAAATCTCATTTGACCTGACCAACCCTGAAATTGACAATTCTGATCGTGACAATTTAATCAATGTTTTTATGGGTGAAGCAATCGCCCTAAACAATCTGCCGTTGAACATGGCGTCAGGTACGTTTCAGGGCTTCGTCGAAGGCTGGTCGTTTCAGGCTTCCTATAACCGTTTAAGCGTTACCTTGTTGTTGTCACCGTTGGCATACTCATTGCAGGCAATGCGCTGGAACGACGTTCCGATCACCGAAACGTGGGCAAGCGTGTCGCCGACTTTAGACTGGGCAAATGCCACAATAGTGGCGTAGAAAAGGAGAAACACACATGGCGAACCCGACCACGAATTATGGTTTTGTTCTTCCGACGTCGAGCGACTTGGTCACAGACCTTCCAGCCGATTTTGACGTTGCATTGCAAGGCGTTGACACACGACTGAAGGCATTGCAACCAGGCACGACGCTTGGTGATCTTGCTTATTCTTCAGCAACTGCAAACACCAACACACGTTTGGGCATTGGAAGCACTGGCAACGTTTTGACGGTTGCGGGTGGTGTGCCAACTTGGGCTGCACCAACTACCCCTTCATTTATTGGTTGTTCCTTAACAAATTCGGCGGGCATAACATTAACTACTGCAACTGATACAAAACTAACTTGGAACACGGAAAACTACGACACAAGCGGGTTCCACGCTGGGTCATCAACCGCGGTCATTATTCCTGCGGGACTTGCTGGAAAATATCTAATAACGGGAACTTTATGTTTTGACGCAAATACTGGTGGACAAAGATACATTTTCACAAGAGTCAATGGCACATTGGTGGCGTCAAATCAAGATTCGGCAGGTGTTGCCGCAGGTGTACCAAAAGCGTGGTGTTTCACAAATGTTGTCAATCTTGCGGTGAATGACAGCATAGAATTTCATGCGTTTCAAAATTCTGGTGGAAATCTCAACGTTTTGTTCACAGGCGGATACGTCACAAATGTTCAAGTTACTTACTTGGGGGCATAAAAATGGATTTATTTACACAAATTACAACTGCTTATCCTGAGTTACTGGATTCAGATTTTTATCCAATAACAGGTTCAATTTTTTTATGTGACGACGGAGACGGCGTCCAATACATATCAAAGTGGGATTATTCAAAGCCAATACCTGACGGGTTAAAACTAGGCAAATGACTTACCCTGACGGCACAAATGCACGGTTGATCGAAGTCGCAGCAGCTGAAATCGGCACGATCGAAGAAGGCAACAACCTGACAAAGTACGGCAAATTCACAAAGGCAGACGGTTTGCCCTGGTGTGGCAGTTTCGTCAATTGGTGCGCAAATGAAGCGGGTGTAAAGATTCCTTCAATGGTTTCAACCGCGCAAGGCGCACACAAACTGAAAGAAATGCAACGCTGGTCAAGCATGCCGCAATTGGGTTACCTGGCATTCATGGATTTCCCACACGACGGCGTTGACCGCATTTCACACATTGGCATTGTTGTCGGCTTAATTGACACAAAAACATGCCTGACGATCGAAGGTAACACCAGCGGAACAGGCGACCAACGCAATGGCGGCATGGTCATGGTGAAGATTCGGTCATACGGTGAAGGAAAAGAAATTGTCGGTTTCGGCATTCCAAAGTTTGTGCCGTATAAGGGAGAATTTCCAAAGGTAGAAGCACCAGCAACATCAACTGCAAAACCTAAGAAGGAGACAAAAAAATGGAACAAGCCAAAGCCCTGATCGCGTCATGGGCGCGTTCATTTATGGCAGCAGCACTTGCCCTATATATGGCGGGCGTGACTGACCCTAAGACCCTAGCAATGGCAGGGGTTGCAGCAGTTGCACCAGTCATTTTGCGTTGGTTAAATCCTAACGA